CAGCTGGCCATTGACATTTAAGAATCTGAAACCCACCACTGTCACCCAACATGAATGTACCTTCTTCACGTTCTCTAATGATTGACTCACTAGGATCGTCTTTAGTAGTATCTAAGTTAGCATGACCAGCACTATACAAGCCCCATTTGTAGTAATACAAGCCTTCTTTGCTGTTTAAGAAGTTAAGTTTCTCTACATCACCATTAAAGCCTGCGGGTATACGTGCTTTAGGAAAGTAATCTTCACCTTTGCGTTGCTTACCTAAGCCAGAAATATAAAAACTGCTGACTGCAGGTAAGAACAATGCCCAATCGGGTTTATGTTGTGCTGATAGATTTACTTGTTCCATTAATTACTTTGCGTTAGCTGGCAATAGATATGTATATGTGGCAAGACCACTATCAACTGTAATCTCAGTCGCACCTGCATCAGCAATACGAACTTTCTTGTCACCTGGCAAATCCATAATAGCTAAGAACACTTTAACTGGCCAGTTCCATACTTTAGTCAATGAACCAGTTACACTAGGTTGAAACACAAAGTTACCACTGTGAGTTGAGGGGTCACCGAAGTTAATCTTCAAGTCACCATTAACTGTAGTGAATGTAAAATGTTCTTCTTCACTATTAGCACTTGCTTGTTTCTTTAGTCGTTGAATGCCTGCGATAGTTGGCTCGAACTCAACATTCCAAGTAGTGCCTTTGAATGTAACAGTTTTAACTTTTTCTTCTACGATTGATTTAGTCATCAAACGATAGTCATTAACGAATGTACCGTCTTTTGTTTCAAAGTGAATAGTACTAGGTACATCGACACCATCACGATTGGTACGTAATACAGAGATTTTAGCGTGTTCATCATAGTCATCAAAACCAAGAATAGTTTTGAGTTTAGTTAAGTTAGGCATACCGAATACACCAATGAAGTCACTGATTGGACTATTCAATGTGCCAGACACAATAACAGTTTTCTTTTCTGATATTGCGTTGATTTGTGTTTCAGTATCTGTACCTGATACTTTAATTAAGTCTACGTCCCCTAGACCGTTTGTGTGTGTAATTAAATCTTGTAAATAATCTTTCATGTTTTTCCTTTGTATACCTATTTAGGCAGTTTATGTTATCTATTATAGTGGATTTTATTGCGTAAAGCAATAGCAGTTTACCCGAAGCTGAACAAATCATCAAATGTACTATTCGTATCTGTACTACTACGAATATCCCATTCAAGTACGCCCAACAAGTTATCAATCTTTTCATCGACCAATGTTTGTTCCATTGCTGAATCATCAAATGGTAACTCAGTAAACCATTTTGGTAATCTTAGTTCATCAACAGGATATGCTACGCTTGTAAAGCCTAGTGGATTAGGCTTAAGTTTACAAACGATAACTTTCATACCATCAATAATCTTTTGACTATATTGGTCACTATTCACTCTACGCAAATAGTTATAGTTCAATGCCGCTCTTACGTGACCGGGCATATTAGCACGACCTGTACTACTCTTGGCTTCTAAGTCACCATAGAATGTAAGTTTGTTTACACCTTTAGGAGAACCTTTTGTCCAACTGTCTTGTGCAGTTAATATACGCTTGAAGTCTTTTACTGCTTCAATGACTTCATCACGACCTTTACCTTGTTGAAGAACCATCTGTAGTACATTCATTAAGAACTCTTGTACATATTTAGGTGTGTCAGCACGTTTCAAGTCAAGACCCATAGCTTTGATATCGCCTAGTTGTCCGTCTTTGTCTTTACGCTTACCTTCTTTATCAAAGATGTTAATAGCATAACGTTTCTTAACCATAAAGATAGCACGATCACCGATCAGTTCACGACCAGCTTTAATGATTTCACCATTCTTGCGAGGCGCATGAAATGCCTTCTCCATGAATGCAGGGAACGATTCATTAGCTTGGTCAGCAATACTATCATACAAACCAATACATAGTTCTTTGTCCCATACTAACTCACCACTATCAATCTGTGGCTTTAGTGTAGGATAAGCTGTAAAGTAACAACTGTCAGTATCACCATATACAATCGCATTGCCATCATGTGAATAGTTGCCTTCAACTGATTCATTGATAGTACTCATCATATGTTTAACAATCTGACGTCCTGATAATGTTACAGATTGACCTATACGCTTATCATAGAAACGGCAGTGTTCATTCAACAATGCACCATATGCACTGTTCAACAAAATCTTACGAACAAGTTGTCGCTTATCGTAGTATTCAAACTTATCAGTACCATATGCTTCTTTAGCAAGCTTCTGTGTTTCTTTACGCTCTGAGTACCATCGACTTAGTAGACCAGGAACAATACCTTCTTTTTCATAAGTAAAGATTGTACCATTAGCACTTAGCATCCAGGGCTTATGACTATCAAAGACCATCTTCCAAACTTCTGCCGCACTCATTTCTACACTACGACCATCTTCATAATCAACAGTTAGAATAGTACCACGCTCTTGGTTCATGATTGCGGTATATTCTAATGCACCGAATAGATTCTCCCAGAGAATAGAACCAGTAACAGCATCATCACCGTCTTTATGACGTTTCTTTTCACTTGCTAAACGATTACCTTTGTCACTCATGTATTGGTCTGTGAGTGTCTGTCTGACTTGAGCAACGATGGTCTCACCTGCCATGTTGAGGGCACGAATAACCGAGGGATAGAGTGAGTTAATGTCAACTGCTCCGACCCACTCATGCATTCCCTTCTTGGGCGTAGCAACAAAGGCACCTGCTGCCTGCTGGACTTCTTCTTCATTTTCAACCTTTCGTTTTTTATCTGGAACAACTAGCCCACGTTCGTGAGCCTCATTAAAAATAGCCATCTCAATCATTGCCACAGAACCCATTACTGTTGGAAGCAGTACTGTATTCTCATGTGCAAGTTGATTAGCTAGTTCTAAAAACTTAAGTTTGTTGTGAATCTTCACCAACAACATTGTATCTTGTCTATTGTATTCAATGAACTTTTTAAAGTCTTTGTTATACAACTGGTCAAGAGTACCTTCATATTGTGTTTTGTTCTCACCGACTTCCATCTCACCGATACTGTCAAGTTTGTAACTATGGCGTGACTCATAGTTATACTTCTTGTAGAGTTGTAAATAGTCCAAGTGAATACGACCTACTAAGTCATAAGTTGTTTCACTCTTACCGAATCGTTCGTATTCTCTAGCTTTAGGTAATTGACCCATCAAGCAAAACTTGCGTGTGTCATCTTTACTCATCACTCTAGTAACACGATTGACCATATAGGGAATATCATATCCCTCTGAGTTCCAGCCAGTTAATACATCAGCATCTTCAATGAGTTGAAAGAAAACATCAAACATTTCTTTTTCAGTTTTGAATAACATTGTATTCTCAAACTCATTAGTGATTTCTTGGGCTGTTTCACTGCTCATATGTTTAGGAGCAATCACTAATGTAATACATTGGTCTAGCCAATCTAGGTAACAACTGATAGCAGTTACAGGATTGAATGGATCACTTGTAGGACTAAAACCCTTTTCAGGATCAAAGTCCACCTCAATGTCAAAAAAGCAAGTATGAAGTTTAGGTGCATCAACTTTTAAATAGTTTTCACTGAGACAACGAAAGACTACATTAACATCACTTTCAAATAGTTTCTTACCTGAATGGATGCGTCTTTCTTTTTCAAACTCTTGTCGCTTGCGTGTACTGAAACGACTGACTGGATCGCCATAGATACTACGATGTTTACCTTTGTGATCGGGATAATACAATACATAGTTAGTGGGATACTCTTTGTATTGACGCTTGCCGTTATTATCCCTCTCTACAACGTAGATACGGTCTTCGTCACGGGAATGTATTGCGTCAACGTAACTCAAAGTGTTTTGCCCACAGTTTCCAAGATAGTATTGAGTTCATCGTGGTCTTTGTTAGTCTGACCGAGACTTGCTTTGTGTGCAATCTTAATTGCCTTCTTCAATGTAGAAGCCTTGATTTCAAGTTCTTCTGCTACTGCTTTAATAGTGTCGGTTAATCCACCATTCAATGTGTCAATCTCATGTAGGACTGTCATGCCCTCATTGACCAGTTGAGTTAGTTTAATCTTTGCTTCACCGTTAAAGGTTCTGTTATAGTCTGACATAGGTTCTCCTTAAATATCTAGTTAGTATACTTGGCTTGCGTAGAGAAGTCAAGTATTTTGCTTATTTTCTACAATCTTCTTGACCAAAGTATGTAGACCTGGGTTAACATGTAATGCATGAGGCATTAGTTCATTACGAATATAGTTTCGGGTATAGCGTGAGTTTTTGTTTGATTCATCTTCAATCCAAGGCACATTGTGACTTTCGCACCAATAGATAAACTCTTGCTTTCGGGTAGTTAAGAATGGTCTGAGTACGTTGTTGCGTGTTAATGGAATGACTTTGGGTGTACCATGTAACGCTGACCAAATATATGTTTCAACACAATCATCTAAATGATGACAAGTAATGATTGGTCCTAAATCTTTAAAGAAATCATATCGTTCTCTACGCCAGTATTCTTCTTGTGATTCTTTTGTATTTTTTTCTGTGCGGCAAAAGCCTACAAACATAACTATATTGTTATCGGCACAGTAGTCGGCAACAAACTTAAATGCACGTTCACCATGTTGTGTACCGTGATTAAAATGTGCAATAGCAATATCGTGCTTGCGACTTAGAAAGTCAACAACAGCCATACTATCTACACCACCGCTACAGGCAACTGTGATTCGTTTGGGTAAGGGAACAGTTAACTTAATCATCTATGCATTGTAGCATAGATTAATAGTTATTGAAAGATATGATGGTTAGCTTCGCCGTATATTTTGATGTACTTACCCGCAAGCATATCTGCCATTGCTTCAATTGGGCTACCAGGATAACTATCACCTGGATCAATCATATCTAGTTCACCTTGACGAACGTGAACTAACTCATGGAATACTGTACGTAGTATATCTACTAGGTTACGATTTTTAGCATATACCCAAATCTTATCATCACCCATTTTATGTCCACCGGTATGATGATTATTCTGTGCTTCTTCAGTATCCATACTAAGTTCAATATGTGGCTTATTTTTTAAATGTAATCGTTTACATGCCCAGTCACAAAACTTATCAACTTCTTGTTGTAAGTCATTATCACCGCCCTCATCTAGTTTATTTTTAATCCAACTATCTGGACTACGGTGGAATTTCTTTACAAACAAGTCATGTAGTGCTTTACCAGTGATACTATGTTTGCTAGCAATTCTTTGCATCAATTTATCAATGGTATTGTAGTCGTGCTTCTCTAAGCTAGGAAGTTTTCTAGCTAATTCTTTGGCTGCGGATTCGTCTAAATCTGTTGATCTCATAATAGTATTTATATTAGTTACACCAAGAAGTCTTAGCTTCTCCGTAATATTCACGTGCAAAACCATTCTGTATTAACATCATACGCAAACTTTGTCCGTCTAATAAAATGTCACCTAATACTCGTCCACCATACTTATCCCAATCAGCGATAGCTACTTGACGCTTCTGTGCTTTACTGATAGCATTCTTTGTAAATGCAGTAGCAGCCTGACCACGTTGGTCTTCACTTGGACATTGCGCTCTATGACCTTTTTCAGGTGTATCAACACCAAACACACGAATACTTAGTTCTTGTTTTAATGGTGGAGGTAAAAAGTTTGCTTGAAATGCTACAGTGTCACCATCAATAACTCTTGTGATTGGGAAATCATAGATGTTCATTGGCTTTTGTTTTTGTGCAACTGCAACAGTAGATATTGCCAGTAATAGGATTGTTAATAGTGTTTTCATAATAATATATTTTTGTAGTCCATAAACTTTGCGTGCCTATCTTGTAATCCACGCATTGCAGGATTGATTTTTTGTGTTACGGCTTTCGTATCGTTGAAGTTATTTATATGTGGCTTAACACGTGTCTGCCAATACCATATAGCAATCTTTGCCGCAATATCAGGACGTTCTGCTAACTCAGGTTGTTGCAGTAAAGGTATATTCAATGCAGTCTGTGCCA